CCACGCATAACGATAAGCCTCGCGTTCCTATCCGCGGGGCTTATTCTTTATCTAATAGCTCTGATGTAGCCGTAAGTGGCGTATAACTATTGCCATTCTTATAGTAGCCATACGCTCCGCGTACCAAAGTAAATGGCTTTGTAGGCACATTCATCTGTGAATATGGTGCAGGACTATTGACATTGTAAAAGGCTGGCCAGGTAAAGTCTGGAGCGATGATGTTGGCGTTGTAGCCATCTGGCGAAATGAGATAGTTACCTACAGTGTGATCGCATATCTCGCATAGCCATTGCTTTCCATCTGGTGCCAACTTATACGCGTTGATCTGCGGGTCAACGAGCATTTCAGCAAGTTCATGCATAGCTACAGCTGCAATACCAGGTGTATAAAACGCCTTAGTGATCTGCCTACCAAGCACTGTCAGTGGCTTAATATATGTTCCGTATGGATTACGTGAGCCATAAGCATTGACTCTGATATAGGCAATAGGATTGTTATTGCTATCAAGTTCATGGTAGCCGTAGGCCACATTAGCAAGTGAAGGGTTAGGAAACTGCGGGACAAAGCAGACATTCCATGTGCCATTACCGCGGGCACTGCCCATGACTACTGGTTGAGGTGGCAAACCCCACGCTGTCGTTACTTGCTTAGAAAAGATATTAAGCGCTTGTGTGATAGCAGGCAACTTCGTGCCAAGAGTCTTCGACTCATCTACCACTGTGATTGTTGATGGCATGTTAACTCCTTGGGTTGGCATTGTCGGTGGAATAAAAGCCAGACCCATTAAACTTTACAGGTGGGCTGGAATAGGTGCGGCGCATTGCAATACCGCAACAATGCGGATCGATAGCCTCTTCAAACATTGATCGCTCAACATCCATTTCGATATTGCAGATCTGGCAACGATATTCATAGGTAGCCATTAATCTTCTACTTTCTTTCTTATCCATGGATCTTCCCCGCCAAGTTCGCGGGTAATTCTGCGAAGCGCGGCCTTAACTTTGCGCTCTGATGATGAGCGAGAGATAGCCAGTGACTCAGAGATTTGTTCATAGGTCATTGCTTCAACATATTTCATATGCAAAAGCAACTGATCATCTGGTTCTAGCTTATCTTTAGCCTTGCGTACATCAAAGAGTGAGATGATGTAGTTACCGCCTTCAGCGGGATTGCCACCACCACCAACCTTTTCACCCGTTGGGTTACTGGTAGGCACAACATCTCTCCAGGCAAATGGCAGTAGTTGTTCTAGCATTTCTGCTGAGTAAAAAAATTCATCTCTTACTTCATAGCCCGCCGCTTGCGCTTTAGCTCTGCGACAATACTTCTCAGCATGGCGTTGCAAAGTTTTGGCAAGCATGCGCACACCAGTCCGATAATCTTCAGTATCTTTATCATGCTCAAGCCATTCTTTGACCTTCGCCTCGCGGCGCAGCACCCACACGATAAGTTCATTCTTGACATCACTTGCATCAAAGTAAGTGTTGTATTTACGGTGCACTTGCCGAGCGACTGTATGGGCAATTTCTTGTGCTTCATCTAACCAAGTCAATCTAATTCCTCTGGATCGTGGAGTAAGTTCTGCGGAACTGCGTAGCATGGCACTGGCATTTTCTCATCCCAGAAGTGATCTTGTATGCCTTCCCAGCCCCAAATCCAGCCTAGAATACTGGCTTTATAGTGACCGTCGACAGTAACAAGAAAGTATCTACGATTCTTATTGTCATCTGGTTGTAGCAGTAACTTGCCATATGGATAAGCAGTTGATCGCACTTCGTAATGACCAACGTCGCCATCTTTGCGATCTTCAAAGAGCGAGAATGGAAACTTATCAAGCCATCTACCCATGGCTAGTTCTGCGATCACACCGCATATGTCACGAGCAATAGCCTCTGGCCATGTCTTGCTTACCTTGCCAACATCTGCGCCATTGTCACGATTAAAGTTGTAACGCTCCACCGCTTCGATGGTTGCATAAGTGACATCAGCTACGCTGAGCTTTACTTCTACCACTGCCATGTCTTACCATCCACTGTGAAAGATTTGTTGATGATTGGCACAAGATGCGGAGTAACTGTCTTGCCGTTAACATAGAGAATGGCAAAGCCTTGCTGCCAAGTAAATAAGCCCGCCTTAATATAGCGAGCATGTTTAAGATTCATTAAGTGGCCTACTTCTAAGCCCCATACAGTTTTAGATTTGCCACCCCACGATTGTGTCCAGTGGGTTAAACCCATCCTGTGCGTATGTCCGCAGACGACGCTTGCACCAGCCCGCTTTGCAAGTCCGAGAGCAGTAGATCCAGCAGTAGGTTGAACGTTTCCTTCGTCCCCGTGAACAAGTATCCAATTTGGTGCCAACTCGTAGGGTTGCTTGTGATATTCAATTCCAAGTTGATCAAGTTTGAGGAACTTTTCAATCTCAAGTTCAGGCAAGCCAAGAAAGCCTGGGGCTGAGTGTTTGATTTTATTGTATAGTCGATCACTGTGGTTTGACCTTGAGATATGCTTGATTTTAAGAGACTCAAGTAGGCGTACAGTAATATCTCTGTGCTTGCCAATGTCATAAGTCCATTCTCCTGGACCGCCTTGCTCCCACCTGCTGATTTGCGGAAAGTCAATTTCATCTCCTACACTCACCACCTCGTCTGGTTTGTATGCTTTAATAAATGCTGCTAAAGCTGTCGTTGCACCTACATCATGATATGGTGCTTGTAGATCGCTAACGACCACTATGGTCTTCACTCTTTAGGCCATGTCCCGTCCAGCACCATCAAAGCAATAGCGCTATAGTTGAGTAGATCTAAGAAACTGTCTCTAAGAGACTCGTTTTCTGGTGTTGCCCCACTGTCTGTGAGGTGATTGATGCGTGCCAACTTGTCCCACATGCGCACACGTAAGCCATTAAGTGGACCGCCAGGAGCTTGGGCGATGTTCTTGGGTCCGTAATCTTTGTGCTTCTTAAGCAAGAGATTACCCGCCCCGTCATACACTTCCCACATTGAAGATGCAAAGTCTTTGCCATCACTCTTGATCACTTGCACTCTCTCGCTCATTTGGTCTTCCCTTCGGAATTACGCGTTGGCCTTTGTAAATATAATCCTTGGTTTTGTCATCTATATCATACACCACATATACGACATTTGTATCAAGATACTCATATGGTACTTCAATCGTGTCGAGTACCCAATAAGCCAGGGCTACACGCCCACCATCAAAAGGCCCGCCTTGAAATGTTGGGTTGTATTCGCTCATTTGCTTTCCTGAATGAGAGTGGTTGTGATCTTGCCACCAGTAAAAGCATCGTACTTGCTGGCTATTTGCAAGGCTTTGGTGATGATCTTGCGAGCTTTGACATGATCGTCAATCAGTGAGCCACCAGCCAGTGCTGCGATAGCGCCCAAGGCAAAGCGTTCCCCGCTGCCTGCGGTGTAGATATTGTCAATGGTGCGTTCCCATGAGTAATCTTCGTTGAGCCTATAAACTCTACCCTTGATCACAACGATCATGATGTTGTCTTGCTCAACAGCAGACTCAGCCTTGCTAAATTCATAGCCACCATCGACAAAAGCCCTGCGTATAGCAGGGACTAATTGCCGAGTGACATACTTGTCAATATCTTTAGAGTTGATTGCAGGTGGGATAAAGTCATGCTCAAGGATGTTAATGCCCCGCACTGAACCAGCTAGCGCAAATACAATGTTAGTATTTTTAAATACTTTTCCGTTAGGAATGTTGATAGCAAAGCCATCCGAGTCAGACGATTGTGAGTCTGCTCCAATCATAACCCAGTCTGGGCCTTCGATGGCTGCAATGGTTGTCATAATTCTTTAGCCCATCTTTGTTTTTTTTCGATTGGCTGATCTGTTCTGCGCTCTTTGCCATCGGTGTGCTTCCATTGACCGCCTGCCGTAAGGCCAGTATCTGCCCCGCGAGCTACCGGTCTGCCCACAATGGCAACGCCAACAATTTCATTGTTATGCTCTAAACCAATGGACCATTTATGTCCCCGCGTGGGTTTATGGTGGCGATGATGAGCAGCAATAAATTCGTTAGCAGTCTTTAATGTTATAGGAACAATAGTCATGCTGCGATCCGTTCATCAAACCACTCTTTGCCATAGTGCAAGTATAGATCATTCACATCCTCGTTGCCTGGCAAGCCCACCACGATGGCAGCTGGCAGGTCTTCTTTAATCCGCTTGGCTAGTTCTTGGCCTGGGTTACGACCATCTTCCTTCACGTCGTTATCCGCAAAGATCAGAACCTTGTTATACGGTTCAAAAAGTTTCGGAAAGTGCGCTTTCCACTGGCTAACGCCAGCCACGCCAACGCTAGGAATACCAACACAACCAGATAAAATGATCGTATCAATCTCGCCTTCGCAGATGGCGATTGTATCTGATTCTTTGTGTAAATCTCCGACATTAAATAATCCTATCTTCTGACCAGTAGGCCATAAATACTTTGGCGTGCCATCATCTAATCTGCGGAACTTTATTCCAACCACTCCAGAAGGAGTGCAATAAGGAATACTAAGCATACCCACAGCATGCTCATGCCCAACACTAGGCTCCACGACGCTTCCAAGAAGGTAAGTACTTGCCACTTGCGGGCTTATGCCGCGATCCTGTAGGTAAGACTGAGCCTGGGGGCTTATGTTGTCCGCGTAGCGTTTTGCTGCTTCCGTTAGCAAGGCTTTCTGCTCTGCGTTTAACATCTTTAAACTCCTTTAAATTTTCTTTGCGCTTGACTAGCTCATACACATCGCCAAGCAGTTGGCAAACAAGACAGTTGTATATCTGCTTATCTAAATTGTACGCTGCGCTTGCGTGGCTATCATCATGCACTACACACTTGCAAGCAACCCAACCGTAACGCTCTTGAACATGTAATCCATATGCTTCAAGCACAGCGCCAAGGTCGGGTTTGCTAGTCATGAATGTTTGCCCACTGATCTAATGTTTGGATGACCCAAGCATCTTCAATGCCTGCGCTACGACGCTTAACAATGACATATGATGGTGGCACATTTTCAAGATTACGCGCCTTTGCGTAATTCTGTGCTTCGGCTACAGCTTCACGCCAAAACTGTGGCAGATCTAGTTTAGTTCTAGCTTTTAGTTCTAAGACATAGGGCTTGCCCGCGACGATGAGGACTAAATCACCCTCGTCATTAGCCCCCGCGAGGGCAAGCCTTTCTGTCATTGCCTTGGGTAGTCTTCCCCTTAACCACCCAAGGACATCTGTCTCGAACTTGGAACCTTTACGCTTGCCATAACTACTCATCGTCATCCTCATCATTCCAACTTGCAGTCGGCGTTTGTTTATAGTTCCAGATCGACATGCGTGACGCGTCAGTCCACAATGATACATATTGTCTACCACTAGCACTGTTCTTTGCAAACCGATTCTTTACGGCGGCGATTCTAAATTCGCCAGTCCAAGGAAGTAAAGCAACGGTAATAATCATTTCAGGCAATTGACTGATCTTGCCCTGGATGGACTTACGACTAGGCGGCATATCTGGCTGACCTTCACCTTCACTGGTGTGGTGTAGCAAGAATACTGCTGCATCAGTCTCTCTAGCTATATGGTGCATGGCTTTGGCAATTTCACGAAGACCAGACCATTCGTTTTCATGCATAGACACTACGTTCATAGCGTTATCAACAATAAGCAAATGAGGGTATTCGCCGTATGCTTCAGCATAGGCCTGTATAGATAAATCAATTTCATCAAGAGTGGGGGATGGAGCAAAGTCAAATTGAAGATGTTTAATGCCTGC